TATTCAAATAAATACTCTAGTCCTTTAACGTTTCCTATGTTAGAGTTTATAGAATTGTTTTGCTCTGATCCATCATAAAATCTTTCTTTATCTTCATAGCCAAAAAAGGCTAGTTTTCTAAAACCTATTGTTCTTATTTCATCTGCTGGGTTTCTGCGTGTAGTTTCTATTAGTTCACTACTTTGTGTAACGTAAAATGTTTTTTGTGGTTGTATAGAGTTTGTCTGTGTGTATGCAGCATATAAAGTAGAATACTTAAATACCTTTTTTAGTATTTGTGCATTAACATTAATTGCAAAAAATAAAGCTATAAATATAAATCTCATTAGAATTGGTTGTTTAGTATGTTGTCTATTTCTTCTTTTATTATGTCGTTTGTGTCCTCTGGTAGTTTTAAGTTAATACCAGCTTCAATTTTCCTTACAAGCTCCCCATCATTATATATACAAATAGTAGGTATATAAACTATTTTGTTTTTGTCAAATATTTTTGAGTTTTTACTCATATAAAATAAATGCGTATTGTAGCTTTTATATGGCTTTAGTGATATTTCACTACTTTTTGTAAACTCAGCAGAAAACTGAACTATTGATATACCATCTTTATAATCTTGAGCTTGTAAACCTAAACAAAATAATAGAAATAAATATCTCATTTTTTTGTTATTTCGTACATCCTAGACTCTAACAACTTAAGAGTTTCTTTCATCTCTTTCACATCTTCTTGTGTTGTCATAATAGCCTTGCGTATTATTTCATCTTTATATCTAAACTCTGTAGAAGTTACTTCTGGCTTTGGCTCTGTCATTGCTACAGCTATATCAGATTTTAAGCTAAAATAAACAGTACATAAACTAACAGCAAAAGATACAATCATTGCTATTGTCTTTAAATCTAAAGTTAGTTTAGTGTTTTCGCTTACCTCTGTTGCCATTACATTTTTATTTTATCTAAAAAGTTATTCCACTTTACAATTAATGTATTTTTAAATTCCTCTAATTTGTTTGCCAAATATCTTAATGCCTTTATCATTTATAATTAGTATTGTTGTTAATAATGTGTTTACTGTTATAGAGCCTAGCATAGTAGCTAATAAATCTCTTTTATCAAATTTATCATCAATTAGTTCTTTACCTGTACCTACAAGTGTAGATACTAATAAACCACTTGTAAATGCTTTCCCTATATCTTTTGTCTTTAAATATACCTCACTAAAAGTAGGTGCTGAAAATACTGCACCAGCTATAAAATGTTGTTGCTTATCTTCTTCTGTCAATAATTGACCATAACAATTAAAAGCTAATAACAAAAAAAATATTCTCATAACTTAAACTCTTGATAGTCTACACCATAAAAACTATGTACACCAGTACCGTCTGTAACTGCAACAGCGTATGACTTCCATCCATAAGGATGATCTTCTATATCTTGCCATATAATATCAACGTGGTATTTATTACTTAGTACTGCTTCTTGTGTTTCGTTTCCATCTTCTAGCTCAATATTGCCTAATCTAACAATAGCTATATATTTAGCTGTTAGATTTTCTGCCTTAGCTTCAAATTGCTCTTTATTATTAAACTCGTATTTTGCCCACTTTTTCATTATGTCATAATTACCTTTTTAATTTTTCCGCTACTTATTGAGTATGTGCTTGGTATAGAAGTTATTGTATTTGTTGTGTTGTTTGAAAACGTTTCTACTATTTGTGTAACACCACTTGGCGTTGTAATACTAGAAACATCTGCCTCTCTTGTTACTGCTGCACTTGTTGTTTTTATGTAACTTGACAAGCTTGATCCTTCTTCTACTTGACAACCCCATAAATAAACAAAAGCACTTGTAGATGTGTCTGATTGGTCTATCTGACCACTTGTAGCTCTTGGGCTAAAAAAAGTAAAAGCTTGTGCGTTTGCATCTGTGTTAAAAGTAGCAGATAATCTGTACCAACCACTACCATAATTTTCAACACTTGACGTAACAACAGAAACTTGACCAGAAGCACTTACAGTTAAAGTGTTTGTACTAAATTGATAAATAGCTTCACCTCTACCATTAGCATAAGTTCCTTGCGTTCTAAAAGCAAAAAAATCTCCTTCACCTTGTTTGACAAAAACGGAAGTTGTTAGGTCTAAAGCAGCAGCAGATGACTTAGTAATAGAATCTGATATATAGTTATTTGTGTTAACAGTTGAGCCTCTTTGTACCTTATCTGCACTCATTTCTCCAGTAGGTGCTATAACTTGATTAGCTGTCACTGTAATATCTGACTGTTTAATCCAAGCCGAATCAGAAAACTCCTCTGACCTAATTTGTCTATTTGTTCTTAATGTTTCCATAAGTAAACTTGGACAATCACTATTAAGCCAATCTAATCTTGGAAAATCAGTTGCCATTGTTTCTATAAGTCCATCTTTATTTACCCTAGTGCCAGAACTTTCTCTATCAAATTGAAAATCTCCACCACCATTACTTGGTAGTATAGAATATATTAATTCTTCTTTATATCCACTTGGTATTAAAGCTAGTTTAGGATTGCTCATCTTCTTTTGGTAAACTTTCGTTTAATATTTTAACTATTTCCTGTGCCTGTGCTAATACAGCAATAGGCAATGTGTTTATAACTTGATTTACTCTTGCAATTTGTTCTTTTGTAATTTCCATAATTATAGTTTTATATTTCTATAAATATACAAATTATACTGGTAAATCTTCGTATTGATCTTGGTAATCACTTGGAAGATAAGATTCCATTTCTGTAATTTGCTCAGCAGTTAACTCGCTTTTATAAAAGTCATTTGTTAAAACCCACTTAAAATGTTCTTTAATTGCTTCTACATTTTCATCAGCACCTATTTGGCTTAATTGACTTGGTATCTGTAGAGTTATTACCTCTTTGTGACTTTCCTCTGTGTTTTCTGTTGTTACTACGTTTCTATACATTATTTTATTTTTATGCGTTTTCTAATTCTGTTACTTTTGCTGATAAGTCCTGGATTGCTTTTACTAAAACAGGTATCAATCTTCCATAACTAGCTTCTAGTCTTTCTGGATTGTTATCATAAACTAATTGTGTCCACTCGTTATCAACCTCTTGTAATTCTTGAGCAATAAAACCTAAATCTTTATCGCCTACTTTTGCGCCATCTCTCATATCCCAATCAAATGTTACTGGATTTAGTTTATTAATAAAATCTAATCCATAAGTTGATTCTTGTATGTTTGTTTTATCTCTACTATCTGACAAAGATGATATTGTTTGTACTTGACACCTTAAAGATGTTATATTTGCATCACCTAATGTTATTTCATTTGAAACACCTACAGCACTTGCAGTAGCATCATATCCAATAAGTATATTATTTGATCCAGTAGTTAAATTATCTCCAGCTAGTGATCCTAAAATAGTATTAGTACTACCAGTAGTTATAAGCCTTCCAGCATCTTTACCAACAACAACATTATTACTTTTATTGCCATTACTTGACATAGCATTATAACCTACAACTGTATTAAAAGATCCACCTGACATATTTCCGACCATAGCGCTTGCTCCTATAGCAACATTCTGTAATCCCGTACCTTGTCTACAAGCATATCTACCAACTCCTGTGTTTTGCGCACCTGTTTGAAACGCTCCAGCTTCATCACCTATCATAGTTCTATCTTGCGAAGTAGTATTATTTTTACCTGCTTGATAACCTATATTTGTGTTCGACGTTCCGGAAGTTTGTGAGTAACCAGCTTCATAACCTATAGAAATATGATAATCAGCAGTGGAACTTCTTGCAGCATTATCTCCTATTGCTACATTAGCTTCGGCAGTTGTTAAAAATTGACCTGCTTCTGCGCCTATTAATGTATTATTAGTACCTGACGTCATTTGATTACCTGCAAAATAACCAACAGCAGTGTTGTAAGTATCAGACGAACTAGCGCTTGTCATATTAGCTAAAGCACTGTGTCCAACAGCTACGTTTCTATCAGCAGCTACGTTTGCGCCTAAAGCAATATAACCTAAAGCAGTATTTTGATTACCAATAGTCATAGCATCACCAGCTTTACCACCTACTATAGTATTTTCAGTACCTGACGTAATTTGTTGACCAGCAGCCCAGCCAATACCTATATTATAAACATCTCCACTTGCATTTTGTTTTTGAAGGGATTGGTATCCTATGGCAACAGATCTACCACCTGTATCTTCTGAGCTTAAAGCTTCAAAACCTATAGCAACGTGATAAGCACCAGTTGTAAGAGCCGCCCCAGCTGAGCCACCTAAAATAACATTACGGAAACCCGTAGATATACTTTGTCCAGCACTATAACCTACAGCTACATTGTAAGCATCAGATCCAGCGTTTTGATCTTTTAAAGCATAGTAACCAATAGCCACATTTTTTCCGTGATTATCTTCTGCACTTAAGGCTTGATGTCCTACAACTACGTTTTCAGAGCCAGTTGTTAAATTATCCCCAGCTAAACCACCTATTATAACATTTTCAACTCCTGATACATTATTTGCACCTGCTGAATGTCCAATTGCTACATTATAAGAATCTGCTCCAGCGTTTAACTTTTTCAAAGACCTAAAGCCTATAGCTACATTTTTTCCGTGAGTATCTTCTGCGCTTAAAGATTCGAAACCTACAGCAGTATTTTGTCCACCAGAAGTTAAAGCATCTCCTGCTTTTGCACCTATCAAAACATTATTACTAGAGTTTGTCATAGCTCCACCTGCTGCATCTCCTATCATTGTATTACTACTACCTGATGTAAGATTTTGACCTGCATTTATTCCTAAAGTAGTATTTCCTTGTGGATTACCACTCAAACTACTTGATGGCTCGCCAACGTATAAACTACTTGTATCTACTAAACAATCGCTAAGACCATTTAAACTTGTTGCACCACCACCTAAATTAGAGGGAGCAATTCTTACGTTGTCGCTTCCGTTAAACCCTACTACAAAAGCTACGTCAGAAGCACTTGTTTTTAAATCAAATTCACTAAATTTTTTATTTGCCATTTTTTTATTTTTATTCTATTACTATGTATTCGTTGTTTTCCGTTTGTAAATAATCACCATTTTCTGCTAATATTTCAAAAGCTGTTGTAGGGTCAATAAAATCTCTATAGACTATACCCCAACCTATAGAGTTGTCTATTGCTCCATTACCCCAGTAAGTTGTATCATATATTTTTCCAAATGCCATTTATCTATCTTTATATGTTTTGTAGCATATCGCTACTGCTTGTTCTTTTTTGTATTCTTTTCTCATTTCCGCTACACACCGAATCATAAAATCTTTTTGCTTCTCTTTCGCTTTTGGTTTTGGTATCGGCATCTATGTAATGTTTTAATTTTGTTATGTTTGTTTCTTTTATCTTATATTTCATAAAACCCACCCTTTAAAGGTTGTATCTGTATCTGGATGTACATCATCATCTGAGTTAGTATTGTACTCTGGAAACAACTCACTATTAAAAATTAAGTAATCTACTAATCTAGTTGAGTAATAATTAGCATATTCTCTTGCTTTAGCTACTAAATAATCCACCTCGTTCTTATCTACGTTCTGTGCTGTTTCGCTACTGTGCTTAAATACACCACCATTCTTAATCTGATAAGCAGCAAATGGTATATAATTCATTTGTGCAAACCATATTAAAGTAGGTTGTACATAAGTATTTACTAGTGTTAAGTAATTACCAGTTAATCCAGTACCTCCACTTGCACCACTTGTTATATCTGCACTTATTTTGTTGTATAAGTCTGTACCTAATAAATTTTGTATGTCAATCTGTTGAGCTACCTTAATAAATTGTATAAACTTATCTGTATCTACATTGCCATCAAGTATTGAGTTCTTGACTAAATCTGTTCTATTTATAAATAATGCTGTAGCCATAATTAATTCTTAAATCCTATTTTATTCCAATACTCAGCAGTATAACCTTTATACTTCATATCTTTAGGAGCTACAGGTACTTTTTGAGCGTTTGCCTCTGGTTTAAAACCTCTTGACCTTGCCTCTGATGTTGTTATTGCATCTCCTAAACCTTTTGCACCATCTTTACGTACATAAGTCTTTCTTAACCATTTATGTTGACATCTAGCACCACCTTTGTAAAGCCATATAGAATAAGTATCACTTCCACCTTTACCAAAACCAGCATTTACAGCTTTTGTGTCCATAGACATTATATCCTCCTTACGATAAACCTTTTTAGCATCTACCATTTTCTTACAGAACTTTCTTGAGTTTGCACTGTATCTCTGCGGAGAATACATATATCTAACTAAGAAAGTATTACCCTCCTCAGTTTCTTGTTTGCTTTCTCCGTCTTGTTCGCTTTCTCTAAATGGTTTTGCACTACCTGTACTTACAAACTCCCATATCTTAGCAAGTGTGCTTTTTTCTTTTGGTTTGTTCAAGTCCGTAATAACCTCGTCTAAGCCATCTTCTTCCTCATAGTTTACTTCTCGTTCGTCCATTACGTCAAAGTCGCTTAAAAGGTCTGTTTCGTCCTCTCCTAAGTCTATTAATGCATCAGCTATTTCAATACCTAAATCTTCTGGTAAATCTTTAGCTAACTTTACTCCTGTTTCTTCTTCTTTTGTTTCTTCGTCCTCTACGTTTTCTAAGTCTGTAAATTCTAGTGGCTGTAAGGTCTTAAAGTATAGTTTTAAGGCAATATTATTAAAAGCTAGTATATCATCAAAGGCATCTATTAAAAGGTGCTGAAATGGTCTAATAACTGTGTTATCCATTAAAGTACTTGCCGTTTGTAATTCATCTGCATTGTTTCCTAACCCTGTACTATCTTTAATACCTAAAAGCATAGGACTTACTACTCGGTGTGCTACCATTATCTTTTTACTGCTTTCGTCTGATAAGAACTGATATTGGTTGTGTGCGTCACTTAGTTGTATAGGCTCTATAGTTGCTTGGCTCTCTGCGTTGTCGTTGAAAGCTAGTATAAACTTACCAGCATTACTTGACCCACTAAACTTTTGATATATTCTGTTTTCTAACATTTGGCGCTCCTCTGCGTTTGGAGTTCCGTTGTTAAAGTTAATTAACATACTTGGAGCTAAACCATTAAGAATGTTGTTTAAGTGATAATTAGATATTTCCTCCTCTAGCTCACTATATTGCAAACCACCTTGATAATCTGGACTTGAGTAATACTTGTACCCAGCTCTGTAAGGTTTGACGTATAATATCTCTATGTTTTCATTAGAAAAACCAAAAGCTGGTATTCTTTTTAATTGTGTGCTTTGTTTTACCTTAGACCAATTATCAGAATAATAGTACGCTTCAATCTCACCTTTAGAATTGCACTTCTCAGCTCTTAGGTTTTCTACTGGTATGTGTTCTACTTGTGCAATAGTTTTTCTGTCCTTAGAGTAAATAACTTGCATAGCACATTGACCCATAAGTTTTAAATCATAGCATAGCTTTCTTACACAATCTTTGTGAAATAAAGTAATCATTTTAGCGTATGCCTCTGGCTTTGTATTGCTATCTAAAGCATCTAAGCCTTTACCATAAATCATTTGACTAATACCATTTATAATAGCATTGTTTGTAGGACTTCCGTTGTATCGGTCTATTAAGTACCCAAAGTAATTATTATCACTTCCATAAGCTACCCACTTTTTGTTTGACTTCTCTACAATCTCTGGACTTGTGTAAGTGCTTAAATTAACTATTCTTAAATCATTCATAATATAATGTAATCGTTATCAAAGCTATTCTCTGTGGTATATTCACCACTATTTACAGAATAGTAATCATTGTTAGTTTGGTTTACTGTCTGATCTGTACAAAACACTTTGTCTTTGTATATAACAGCAGCACCATTTTTTACTTCTAAGGTATAAAAATCGCCCTCAGTTAAAGTACCAAAAGCAGCAACAAATGACATATAATTTCGATCTGTAGATGCAGTTGGTGTAATACTTACATTAGTTCCTGTGCTTTCACTTGTAAGATTTACAGTAATCGCACCATTAATAAATTGACGAGGTATAACCTTAAAAGTCTTATCGCCATTAGTTCCTATTAACTTCATACTAATATATAAACAAAAGTAATTTATTTTGTATAAAAAAAGCCTCTCTAAAAAGAAAGGCTAATTCTATTTATGTCGTTAACTACAAGACATAGGACAAATATATAAAATATTTTTTAATTATCCTAAGCCGGTGTAATTGGTGTAGCAGATGATACATCTGGCTCAGTACAGAAGAACGGAGGAAATACCTCTGTTGCAACTGCTGTTAATGTAAACCCTTGTAAATCTCCAGCAGCAGCACCTGTTACGATTGTACCACCAGTAATTTCAGCACCATTATCTCTACCTAATAGTAAACGTTTTGTATTACCAGCACCATCTGGATATAACTCTACTACATAGTGCGCTCTACCTCTGTTAAGAAGTTTTATTTCCTCTTGTGTAGCTACGTCTAAGTTTTGAAAAGTTACATTTAAAGTGCTTTCATAAAAAGTAGTACCATTCTCTCTTGAAGAATTAACTACTGTTTCTAAAGATGATTGTCCACCCTTTACTTCAAACTTAAAGAACTCAGCAGAGTTATCAGTAGGCAAGGTTATAGTACCACTACTATCGCCTAAAGCAGCTATAGCAGCACTAAAATCTAAGATGTAAATATTTTTAATTCCAGCAAAGGCAGTCTTACATCCAACTCCTCTACCTTTTGTTATTGCACAAGCCATATTTTATGATTTAATAAAAAAGGGTAGGCAGTTTTGCCCACCCTATTTATGTTAGTTAATTGTTTCTATTATGTGTAAAGTACTATATCAGATCCTACTCCGATTTGAGTACCAGCAGTATAACGCATTACTACTCTTACGTTTTGGCTTCCATCTATATCACTCATATCGATTACTTTTACTTCATTGAAGTCTGAAAGTAATCCTGTTCCCATAAATAAATTAGAAGCTCTTGCAGCAACCATTTCGTTTGCTCCCATACCACTTGTTGGATATAATTTAACACCATCAAAGCTTAAAGCACCACCTTGATAGAAAGTATGTGATTTAGCATCTACACCACTATTTGTTGCAGCAAATCCACCTAAAGCTCTTATATATGCTTTAAATACGTTTTGCGCACAATAGATGTATAAATCCTCAGCACCATATACTCCAGCTGGTATAGCATCTACTACAGCTCCAATTTGTGCTACTACGTTTGCTGATGTTACATCAGTAGCTGTTACTAAAGTTCTATTACCATCAGCGTTAATTTGTGCCTTAAATCCAGCAAAGCTACCATCTACATCGGTACCACTCCATAATGATGTTTCTGTAGCAGAAGCAACCTCAGCAGCTACTCTTGAAATTACAAAATCACTAAATAGTGGAGGTAAGTTATCAAATGCACTAAAACCCATTTGAGCAGCTTCCCAATCAAGATGCAAATCTTTTTTACAAATGTCAATATTTACTTGAAGCTCTTTAGGAGTTAAAACTTTTTCTGTTAATTCCAAAGAAGATGCGTTTGGTTGAAAATCACATTCGGCATTCTTAATTAAGTTTGTAAAAGCTCCTACTTTCATAGCACTTTTAAATTTAACGTTAGGTAATACTGTGATTACACCATCATCAATTGTTTTTGCAGCTAATAAACTTGCAGCAATATATTTTCCTGCAAATTCTCCAGCATAGCTACTATTAGTAATTGTTACACTCATTTTTTATTTATTTTTAGTTATTAATATTTAATATTTTTTCCATCACTCTATCAGCAGTTGTCTTTTGTCTTTTTTGACCCCAAGAATAACCACTAACTTTTTTATCACTTGCCTCTGGATTTGCCTTTATTGGCTCAGCAGCTGGTTTACTTAGCTCCTCTTGTACTTCCTCTGGTACTTCGCTCAACTTTTCGTGTTTAGCAAGTTCCTCAGTCATAAGATTTCCTAAATCATCAGCACTCATTTCTTCCTTTGGCTCTAACATAGCTTTGATTTCTTCAATCATTTCTTTTACCTCAGCTAGTTCTCTTTTAGTAGCGTACATTTCTTCTTCTTCGTCTTTTGCTTCTACTTCCTCTTTTTCTTCTTCTTCTGCTTTAATTTCAGCAATAATTCCTTCTTCTGCTACTACTAACATACGACCATCTTCCATTTCGTATTTACCTACTGGTACAGCTACCTTTTCATCTTCTGTTACGATAAAGATTTCTTTACCAGCTTCAAACGCTTCTGCCTCAAGGACAGTTCCGTTTTCTAACGTCTGTCGTTCTAACTTAACTTCTTCGGATAAGTTTAGAACATCTTTGATTTTACTAATCATATCATTTGTATTCATATTAATATATAAGTGTTAAAAATTAATTTTGCATTTTTATTTATACTTTTCCTATTCCTTGCGCTCTAAGGCTACCATCACAGCATTTTATCTTGTAAGTGTTATCTTCACATAAACACCCTCTACGACCACCTTTAGGACTTGTTTTACTTGGCGTTATAAATCTTTTAATTTTTTTTAGCATTATTTCTTATCGCTTTTTGGGTGTCCTTTAGGCAAAAGGTCGTTATCTCCTTTGTACTTTGCATTTTGAGGTCTGCCATTCTTTACTAAATAAAGGAACGCATTAACTCTAGCAAATGCCCATTGTGAAGCCGATCTTACTCTTGGACTTCGAGAAACATTAAAAGCACCTAAGCCTCTTTGAAATACTGTTTTAAGCATTCCTACATTAACGCCATATCCTAATTTGTCTTTATATCTTTCGTTAAAATCATCAGACTTTTTTTTTAGTGTAGCCTCATCTGCCTTAGATACTTTTGCACCTCTACTTGTAGAAGCATCGCCTTTAGCTGTTCCTTTACCTTTAGGGTTTGGGTTTGGTGTATCGCTCTTTGGTGCTTTAGGACTTTTTCTAATGCCACCTCTTTCTCCTACCTCAGCCATTCTTACACATCTACCATTTTTCTTTTTAAAACCCTTAGGGCATTTACCATACATTTCGTCCTTTATATGAGTTTCACAAGGCATATACCAAGTCTTACCCTCAAAGTCGTGTGTATGAAAACCCTTACAGCCAATATTTTTAGCCATTTCTTCAGCTTTCTCTTGTGTTGCATACGCAAGTCTATCATCTATTATTGCAAAATCTTCATTGATTACCATAGATGCTAAGCTTAATTCTCCAAACTCTTTTAGTTTTTTAGCAGCGTATCTTTTACCAGCTAACCCACCCCATAATAAATAAGATATAGTACCACAAGCTTCTTTATCGTTTTCGTCGTAATACTCCTCTGCTCTTGACAAATAAGAGTACATACGCTTTATTGTTTCTTCACTTATCGCTTTACCTTGTGCTAATTGTTGCGCTCTTATCTTACCTACTTCTGTAGCACACTTATTGTTTACTTTTTTGTTGAGGTCAATGCCTCTTTTAGCATTGTTCTTAACTGCATCTGGATAATCTGTGTAACTTTCTAAAGTTGTCTTTTTACCACTTTTATATCTTTTATCGTTTTTAATAATAGCCTTTACTTGACCTAATAAATACTCTGCTTCTTGTTGTTCTAAATCTTGTAGTAATTTATCACTACTAAAATCTTTGATAGGCTCTTTAGGTCGTTCCATTTTATCAGCGAAGTAACCCTCAATACTAAAACCTTTAACTTTTCCTGTTTTTACAAACTCTTGCCATATTTGTTCGTTGTTTACTTTGACAGCACCTACCCAAGTACCAAGCGGTAAATCCATACCATATTTTACACTTTTATCGTGTACCTTATCTTCTACTATCCAAGATTCTACTAAACTAAGTCCGTTTAACTGATACTGGTGTTCTAAGGTTGAGTTGTTTTGTTTGCCTTGCATTAAGTACATTTGTGAGGCTTTTAAGACAGTATCTTTTGAGAAATATATATAATACTCATCTTCTCCGTTACGTCTATATATAGGCTTATTTGGTATAAGCAAAGCACCCATTAAAATACGCTTTTCTTTATCTACCTCTGCAAGTTTAAACTCTTGTGATTTAAGAGCAATAAAATCTTCTTCTATTGCTGGGTTTTCTACTACACTTATAGCTTCTATCCCTATCTCTTGTTCTTCGTCTAATATTAGTTCTACTATTCGCATATTAATATATAATAGTTTTTAATTTATTTTGTATTTATAATGTCGCACCCTCTACTATGTTATTTTCTAAGCTCTGTGCTGTTGTAACATCATTAGCTACTACAAAGGCTTGTACAGGTTGTTGTGTCTGTCCTCCTATAGCATCTGCTAATTGGTTTGTATCACTTGCACCAACAATATTAAATGATGGTGGTAAAGATGCTGCATCATTAGTACCCCCACTAGCACCAAGAGAGCCTGTACCTCCACCACCACCACCACCTCCACCTAAACCTTGTATGGCTTGTGCAGCAATAGTAGCTACAGAAGTTGCAGCACCTAGCTTTGTTGAAATAATACCTTTTGCTGTAGCAGCTGCTTGTATAATATATGCTGGATTAGGAACTACACCAATAACTGCTGGTGTTGCTGCTAGGTTTGCTTTAGCTTGTGCTATTGATTTAGCAGCGTTCGATATAACCTGTGCTATTGCTAAGCCTTTTTCTACAATTAAAAGTGTTTTTGCAATTTTTTTTGATTTACCAGCTAACATACCAATAACATTAAGACCACCTTGTATAGCATTTGCTTTAGCTTGTTCTAAGTTTTGTTGTGCTTGTGCTATTTGATTGTTAAAATGCTTTTGTTGTTCTAATGCTTTTGCATCTCTTTCTTTTTTTTCTGATGCTTCTTTTTCAGCTCTTTCTTTATCGTCAGCTGCTTTTTGGTCTGCAATAGCTTTTAACCCAGCTGCTTCCTCAGCTTTAAATGCAATGATTTGTGATGTAACTTCTTTTTGTTTAGTAAGTTTGGCTGTTTCTAATTGTATAAGTTGTGCTTCTAACTCTGCTTCTTTATCTTTATCTTCTTTCCTTGATTTACCTAAAGCGTTTTCGGCTTGTTGTGCTTCAAGTCTTTTTCTTGCAGCTTCTATTTCTTGGTTTGTTATTTTTTCCTCTAGGTCTGCTGCTTGTTGTAGAAATTTAATTCTCTCAGCTACTGAAAACTTTTCTTTATTTACAGATTGCTCTAAAAGTGTTGCTCTATCTCTATCAGCTTTTGCTCTATCTACAATTAATTCTCTATCTAACTTGTCTGCCTCTGCTCTAATATCTGCTATTTGTCCAGCTATCTTTCCTTCCTCTTTCATCTCTTTCACAAGTGCCTTTGTAGATTTAGCTAAAGCATCAACACCCATTTTAAGAATATTAGTATTATCATTAAGTCCTTTAAGTCCTTTTTTAGCATCTTCAGCAGCACCACTAAAATCTCCTTTAAAAGCCTTTTTGATTGCACTACCTAAAAGACCAAAACTATCTATAACACCATTAATCCTATCTGTAATAAAACTCTTAACACTTTTAGCAAAATTCTTTATAGTTTCTACAGGGTTTGTAAAAGCGTTTATTATACCCTCGCCTAAGTCTGCTAATCTATCAGTAAGTACACTAACAACTGCACCTATCATTGAAGTTAGTTTTGCAAACTTATTTTGACCCTCCTCAGAACTTCTAAAAGCAGCTATAAGAGATGTTATAGCAATTATTAAAGCACCAATACCTGTAGAGATAATAGCAGCTCTCATTGTTTTAAACCCACCAGTAACTCCTTTTAAAGATGTTTTAAAAGCCTTAAACTTAGATATAGCACCACCTGTAAGATTATCAAGTTGTCCTGTAAGTTCAGAACTTGATTCAGTTGTTTCTTTTACTTCTTCGTTTACACCCTCAACTGCCTTTTCTAAATCTTTAATATCTTTAGTAGCACTTTTGGTGTCTGTTTTAATTACTACTGTTTTTTCTATCGCCATTGTATCTCTTGTTTTAGTGCTTTATATCCCTCTCTTATTGTCAAGGGTAGTTTATGTTTGCCTTGTGCTATACGGATGTTTTCTGTTTCTCCGTTTGCGTGTTTTAAATTATCTAATATTAACTTTATCATTAGTCTGTTGTTTCGTATCTTATTGTGTCATTAGAAAATGATACAACTCCACCTATTGTGTACCTTGTTCTTATTGCAAACTTATAAGTAATACCACTTGTTAGTCCTGTTACTTTCTTAGCTGTGTCTGTATTTGCTAGAGTAACAGAAAATACATCATCTACATATAGATCATATCCTGTAATATTGTTAGCTACAGGGTTTGCTAATGCTGTCCAACCTAAAGTAACAAAATCTGTGCTTTTAGCCGAAACACTTAAACTTGCTAATCTAGGTAAAAGTGCAGATTGATTGTTTTGTACAGAACTTATGTCAGCACTTATACTATATAATTCTAAAGAACTTTTGTTTGTTAGTAGATTAGTCTTTATACTATTTATTCTATATGGTTTATTGCCTATTATAAACCTATCATTTAATTGATATTTTAAAATAATATGTAATGGTAAGTAAGCATCTACTCTGTTAATTCTAGCTTGTTTTTCAAACACACTTGTCACATAATCTAAATAGTATTTTGCTAATAGATTAGTTCCTTTTGGCTCTAAAAAAAACTCATCTTGCTCAACACTAAAATTTAAAGCAGATGATGTATCGCTAACAGCACCACTTGATACTCTTACTTGACTAGGTCTGTTGTATTCAGTAATAGTTGCTGGAGAGCCACCATCAGCGTTTTCAAAAGTAAAAGAAGTGCTAGATGTTTGATTAGTTATGTATAATAATAATGGTTTACCTATTGTAGCATTAAAGTCTTTATCTAACATAGCACCTTGACCAATAGTAGTTAATGCACCATTATTTTCGTCAGACAATCTTTCATACATAATTTTTTCAAAATCTAATTCTATTTTGTAATCTGTTCCATCCCCTTGAGATAATACATAATTCGTACCACCAAAATTATCTGCTTGTAATTCATCTGATTTTTTCACTAAAAAGGTTTCTTTACTTTTAAAATTAAAGTCGAAACTTTTATGTGGCAATACTTTACTTATAGAGTTTTTACTTGTATCTACATATTTAGTTATATCATAAGAAACACCCTCTAAATAATAATCGTTTAAAGGTAGCACTCTTATTTTGTCATCTTCTTTATAGGCTACTAAATTAAACATCTTAAACAAGTTTGTTAAGAAGTCTATTGTTTTAATCTTAGGCATTTGCCTATTAATAATTACAGTATTTGCTACTGATAAACTATTAAGTGTATATGTACCTGTGTTACTAGAAGCTGTTGTAGATGCCACTATATTAAATGCTGATATGTTAAAAGTGTTAGCAGAAGTTACCTCTATAATTACATTAACAGTTCCATTATTAAAATTTACAGAGCGTGTATATGATGTACTCCCAGTAAGTTCTTCATTTAATCTGTTTTCTTCTGTTGTAAAAAAACCTGTGTCAAATAATTCTACTGATGGCGTATATACTCTTAAATTAAATTCATCTGCTGCTGATGCTGTTGTTATATTAAATGTTAGTGTAGCAGTTGTACCGTTAAGTCCAATAATGTCTGGACTTTGAGCTGTTAAAGGTCGCATTTCTGTTGTACCACCTTGTAAAGTTAAACCAGAATCAACATCATCTGGCAAATGGAATTTAGCTTGTAATACATTCAATCCTCCACCCTCTGGTGCATTGCTCATAAAACCCTTTTCTCTATGCATCCACAAATACAGTCTGTTAAAATCTTCTGTATTAAAAAACTCTCCTGTAAAATCAATCTCAGAATATGTAGCCTCAACAGCATCTATAATCTTTCTTACTTTTATAGCTGGTTTTAAATCTCTGTAATTTAAAAACTCGCTAGGTGTAGTTGTAGATTTATACTGATTGTTGTTATATCGCATATTCTTAGTATGTGTTATAAGTGGAAAACACACATCAGATAAATTTATAAACTTATCTAATACTGTTGTATGATTGTATGCAAAATTTAAACTGCTTGGGAATATCAAATCTTTTAGTTGTGTTTCTCCAAGTAAGTCTTTTAAATCAATAGTTTCTCCAAAGAATACAATCTTATATGCGTGTGGTTTATTATTTTTTAAACTAACACTACTTAATCTTATTTTACCTTTCTTATAATCAGTTCCGTTTAGTTTAATAAGTGCATCTACTTTACGCCTTGCATCGAAACTGTTTAGAACATCAGAATCTTCATAGTGTCTAAATATCTTTGCATTATGCTTAGAAGCTGGTACATTAAACTGTTGTGAAAATGGTGTAAATATTTTAGCTACATCTTTTACGTTTTTTATACTATCTGTAATACTTACGCTTTCATCTTCAAATAAATCAAGCCTTTGAAAATCGCTTTTAATTACATATTGATTTCCAGCTGTAAAGAAATTGCTACCATCAGTAGATTCTGATAACACCAAAGTAGTATCATTAGTTACAGCAGTAACCTTAGCAGATGTTCCATTTGTTTTATTAAATACAATATACCCTACCTTAACAGTAGATGTAAAACTAGCATTGGCATCTATTAAATTATTAGTAGATGTGCTTGTAGCTGAGGATGGTTGTACAAAAACCCCATCTCTTATGTATAGCTCTATTATCTGCATTAACGTATGTTGTTTATAGTGTCAAAAGCAAATTCAACTTCTATTGTGTAATTTATGATCTTGTCGTTTAGTTGTGTCTTGTAAGCTAAAGAGCTACTTGTTACTTGTATTGGTAATGTCTGTGAGTTTATCTCTATCCAACAATCCTCACTTAGTTGCATTTCTTTAAATACATCATTGTAAGCCTCTGGATAATATCCTGTGTTAAGTGTTAGTTTCTCTTTACCATTCTTTGTAAGTGTTTTATCTTGATGGTTGCTTATGCTATAAGATGCACTACTAATTATGTTACGCTTAAACTTTTCTGTTTTAGTTGTTAGTGTTTCATTAGTACGTTTAAAAAACCATATATCTTGTAAGCTACCAAACTTATTTATAAAGGTTACTTTGTATGGTGTAAACTTGCACTCACTTTCACTCTTTACTGTTAGCTTAGTAACACCACTTGTGGTATCTACATATATTGTGTCAAAGTCAAATAATGTATATTCTTTAGCAAACTCAGTAAGACAATCGCTACCCTCAAATATACCTCCACTTTGTATTACTCTATCCTCAAACTGATCAGAGCCATTTACACCACTTGTTACATATTGTATTTGTGTTGCACTATTTGTGGTTGAGGTTATAGCTTGTGTATGTACTTGTGTTCCGTTTAGTTCGTATGTTACTTGTGTAACTAAAGACCTATCTACAGCTATTGTAGCTGGTGCATCATCTAACTTGACTATAGTAGTGTTAGACTGTAATAG